TCTCATACCCCTTACCTCCAACGTGGAAGAATACGAAGTCTCCTTGCTTGTTTTCTGTAAGATTCGCGTAGTTTGACGATGTCTCTGGAGATATAGCTTCAACAGTAGGTTTAGTAAAAGAAAATGAATTATCTTTATTTTTAACAGCATCTCCTGATTCAACTAATTTTTCCCAAACTCTAATTGCCTCAGGCTCCATAAATGAAGGTTTTGCAGAATTAAATTTATAACCATCTTTCTGTAATTTTTTAGCTATTATTTTATATGTTTCTCCAGCATATCCCTTACCTTTATAGTCTTCATTAATTTCTATAGCATTAACATAATATCCATTGCCTTCTTTTGCTAAAGAAATATTACCAATACTTTCATTATTTACATTCAAATCAAAAGCAACTCTATTATCTCCTATTTTATTACCCTTTGCATAAGTAGTACTTTCTTTTAATTCAATAGGATGAGAAATAACTTCTCCTGTAACTACTTCTTCAGTAATACCTAACTCTTCTTTTTGTTTAGGAGTTAGTTTTTCCTTCATCTTAGGATTCATAATATCGTTACCTTGTTCTACTGTGGGTTCTCCTTTAATTTCCCCATATACCTTTGTAACGTATTCTTCAGTAGTAAGAGTATTGTCCTTGCTAATCTTCTCTCCTCCTGATACATTTTCATCAACTTTTGTCACTATTTTTCTACTACCATCTTTATTAGTAGTTACTACAATAGTAAAAGGAGCTCCGTTATCTGTCTCTGATTTAAAAGTTTCTCTCTTTAAAGGAATTTGACTATCTTTTATTGTTGGTTCTTCTTCAGTAACTACTTTAGCCTCATACTTAGCATCTATCAAAGCATTTCTTTCTGTCTGAGCAGTTCTATAATCTGATTCTAATGACTTAATTAGTTCTGCTTTGTTTGGCAAGTCACCTTCATTTATAGAAACTGCCTCTATCTTAATATCGGCAATATTATTATTTAAGTCAATAATCTTTCTATATATATCATCAGGCATATTATTCACCTTCTCAATAGTATTAGCTATTATTTTAGAGTTCTGAGCAGTAGCTTTTTCTATTTGCTTGGTAATCACAGCTCTTTCAGTATCATTTAATAACTCATTCTCTAATTGTTTAGAAAAATCAATAATTTTTTTTGAGTTCTCATCTAAAATGTTTAAATCACTGTTATTTTGATGTGACTTAAGTACTGCTCCAGCAACATGTGGAGTGGCCTTTAATATATTTGTAAGTGTAAACGTATCTTTAAGAACTGTACCAGCATTGTCTAAAAGACCTACGTCTTTTTTACCTAATATATATTTATTTGTAAAGTTTTGTGTGAAATTTGTAAACTCTTCACCAGTAATTTCCTTACTCATATCTATAGACCAGTCCTTAGCCCATTCTTTAGCCTTTTCTTTTACTGATTTTTTAATTAAATCACCTTCATTTTTTACAATAGCATCAATAAGTCTTTTACCTTTAAACAATATAGACGCTGTAGGTATTTCAGATATAACCTCAGCAGAACCCCAAAGAGCTGGAGCCACTGCCATCTGTAATGGAGAATAGGTAGCCTTACCTTCAAGAACTTCTCTTGTCATTTCAGTATATTTCTCACCAGTAGAAGATATACCAATAATTCCTAAACCACCAATACCAGTAGAGGTAGCTACAAGGTTTGGTATTTGTTTAGATATAATATCAGAAACATAGTTTACAAATCCTTCAGGACTCTCAATACTTTCAACAGATTTTCTTAACTGACTTTCTTCATCAGTTATGTAATCACTTATTTTATCTGTAACTTGTTGACCAGCTAATGAAGTTAATTGTCCTTGAGCACCACCTGCAAATTTAGCTGCGTAATTAGTAAATCCAAGTATACCATTTAATATTTTAGTTCCACCTAGTCCAATATTAGTAACTGCATTATCTATATCTCCATATCTTCTCTTTAATAGATCAAACTCTTGTCTTACGTTACCTAAATCTTCTCTATTATTATCTATTATAGATTGTCTTTTTTGTATGCTATTTCCAATACCGATTATCTCATTACCTAAAGAAACATATGCATCATACATATCTCTTGGAAGAGGCTGATTGTTATTTTTATACTTAAGAAGTTCTTGTTCTATAGCCTTATATTCATTTATTTTTTTATTTCCTATAACCTCATAAGCATTTATAGCCTTTTCTTCCTTTACATTACTTTCCTGTAAATGCTCGCCTCTATTTCTTCTATTTTGTTTTAGTAGATTTTTATCGTTTTCATCAAGATTATCTAAAAATGAATTTAAATTATCGGTAACGATAAGGTCAGATTGCTTATCTATATATAGTTGTTTTGCACGTTCTTCTAGCTCTACATCGCTTAACTCTATTTTATTTTTAGCAGCATCCTTTAAAACTTCTTTCTTTTCTTCTGATAATACATCAGTGTCTGCCTTTAACTTATCTGCTCCAATAACTCTTAATGCAGATTGATCTAAGACAGCATTATACATATCTATTGAAGCAGCCTTTATATTATTCCAAATACCAGTGTTAGTAAGTGCGTCATCTAACCTAACTTTAGCTGTTTCTTTAGCTTTAGATCTATCAGCAGCAACATTCATTTCATTGTCTAACTTAGAAAAATTAACTTGACTAAGTTTTTCTTGTTCTTTATTTAAATTTACAAGCTTTTCAGTTTTTCTTAATATTTCCTCTTGATTTTCTGGAGTAACTTTTGTGGTAGCTAATTCTCTTTGTAGTATAAGTTTCTTACTAGCAGCTGATTTAGATATTTTAAGAACAGGCTTAGCCTGAAGAGTCTGTTGTTCTTCAGGAGTAAATCCAGTAAATGTTTTCATTTTAGGCGGTCCACCTAAACCATCCGATTCCACAAGAGGTTGAGTTTCTTCTGTATCCGAGGAAGTAGGAGTAGTTTGAGTTTGTGTAGGAGAAGCCAACTGCTTTTTTGGAGCAGTAGGCTGAGTAGCTACTTTTTTTTTTACATTGAAGTACTCATCTATAGTACTTGATATTTGCTCGTTAGTTACATTATCTTCAAATGTAAATGTCTTTCCGTTTGCTTTTACTATTTTTGGCATATTTTATTGTATTTCAACTGTAATTCCTCCCTTACTTGTAAACGTATTACCTCCTGTTTGTGCTCCCTCTGATTTTTGTATAGTATTCCAATTAGTTAATGCCTGTGGTTCAAGATACTCATAAAGTTCTTTATATCCTTTTAAATATCTTCTTCTAACAGGATCGTATATTTGACTAGCTACATTTGATATTTTTGCAATATCAGGAGGCACCATCTTGCCTTCTTTATTTTTATGTGATTTTCCAGAATACATTACATCGGATGTAGTAGTTATCCCATCTTTTACATTCTTTTCTTCTATTTTTATCTCCAACTCTTTAGTTACGGGATTTATGTATATAGCCTTAAGGTTTTGAGGCACCTTTGAAAACTTATCTATAACTGGAACATCCATTGTAAATACAGATTTAGGAGTTCTCTTTTTAGTAGTAGGATCTAAAGAAGCAGCAGAGTATATGATATCCTGAGTAGTTGGCACCACTGGAGCAGGTTCACCACTTCTATCTGGAGCCCATCCTCTCCAAGTATTTTCAACTTGTTTTTGTTCGTATTTTATTCTTTCTCTTAAATATATCTTACCAGTTTCTTTAGCTGCTTTATCTTGTTCTGGAGTAAGAACAGGCTCTGGGTTTCCAGACGCATTTAACTTAATATATATTTTAGAAGGATCTTTCTTAGCCTCTTCTGCATTTATTGTTGGGGTATATCTTTGTCCTTTTATATCTCCGTAATCAACAAGTACTGATAATGCTCTTAATGGATCACTTGTAAGTCCATTAGCTACATTATTCTCAAATAAATCAAAGTCTTTACGAGCAGTAGCATCGTCTATAGTCCAAATACCACCAGCCCCCACTCTTCCAACTCTTGTAAATTCAGCTATCTTATCTACCTGAGCATCAAGCTCTTTATCCAACTGTACTTTTGGTATAAGTAAGTTTTTTTCGTTATTAAGCCAGTTTACCTCAATTAAATCGTTTGGGTCTTTTCCAGCAATAAAACCTCTACCAGTTTTAGGGTCAGCTATAATGTTCTTGCCAGTTAATGACGCAGCCAAACCCAATGTTTGAGCCATATAATCAGAAGCAGCAGATAAATTACCAGCTTTATTTTCTACAACATAAGTATCGTATGCGATTTTAGCATTTTTACCTACAGCATCAATTGTATTAAAAGTATCGCTTATGTTTTGATTAAACATATTAAAATCTTTTTGAGACATCTTTCCTTCACGAACTAATTGAGCATTCTTTCCAACTACTCCTTTAAAATTATAAGCAGCATCAGTAAGTTTAGTATTGAGAGCTTCGTCCTTACCAAGAGTAATTTTACTCATTGCAGTAAGCGTATCGTTAGTATCTTTCTCTAACTTGTCTCTACTGGCTTGACGAGCAGCCTCACTATCTGTTAATGATTTCTGAACACCTTGTATAACAGTCCCCCAATCAAATACTGGGGTTGCTTTTACATCTGCTGGGTTAACTATTCCTCTATATTCTGGCATACTATTGTCCTTTATTTAAAAATGATAGTGAACTCATCCAGTCTGGAGTTTGATACGGATTAGGTTGTGGTCCAAATGTATTAGCAGATACTGGTTGGCTTGTATTTTGTCCAAAACCAGTACTCATTGCTGGTGGATTTTGCTTATAATAAGCAGCTGTTTGAGCTTGTTGAGCTGGAGTTTGAGGAGCTTGTTTAGCAGCTCCAAATGAATCAATCATTCCAAGTCCAGTATTTAATATTCCAGCACCCGCTTGAGCAGCACCGCTATATAATCCTAACTCAGCAGCTCTTGCTTCAGCAGCAGTCTTTTGAGCGCCAGCTAATCTTTGCTCTTCTAATCCAGCTAAATTTTGATTAACATTCGTAGCAGATTGTGCTTGAGCAGCACCTAATTTATATAAATCTTGAGCCATTGCATCTCTAGTCTCAGCCTCTCCTGCAATACCAGCGGCAGCAACCTTACCGAGTCCTCCAGCTAATTGTCTAGGATCTCCCTCTTGTAATGCTCCAACCAATTGACCTACCTGAGAGGTAGTCTCTCTAGCAGCTCTTCCATAGGCCTCCATAGGAACCTGTAACGCACTAAAAAAATCTTGGCTTAATAATTGTTCTTGCTTTCTAGCAGCATCTTCAGCTGCTCTTTCTGCCGACTTCTGTGCATCTGCTTGCTGACTTGCCTGTACTAAATCGGTAGCTATATTTACAGCTCCCAATCCCATAGTTACCCAAGGTGTTGCTGCTGATAATCCTCCTGCTAAACCTCCTGTAGCTCCCGCTGCGCCTGCTGCACCACCTGCTGCTGCTCCCATATTATATCTTTTTTATATATTCAACAATGTTTTTAGAAGATGACATGTAATTTGCATCTTCAAATAATTTCTTTAATACTGGATTACTACTTACTGTCATAATAAGGTCATATCCTATGCTTTTCATATATTGCTCTGTGTTGTAAAGCAAAAAATTAAGAGCGTTCTTTCTGTACTTCTTCTCTGCGTCTTTATTTCCAGTTATAAAGCCAATCCAGCACCAGGCAGAATCACTAACATAAACTGGAGCCGCATACAAATCAATTCCTTCTGTACTAACCACGAATATTCTATGTGGTAACGATGTCTTTTCGAGTACTGGGAAATCCCATCTTATCCACCATTTTACTAGTGTTTCATAGTAAGTATCTCTATTTTCTAACCTACACTCGTGCATCGTACAAAGATACTAAATTTAAGGATAACTTTTGAATATGTTACTTCCTATAGAAAACATCTCTACCCTTGATGTATTATCATTCTCTAATTCAATCTGCATATAGTATCCACGAACACCATAAGATTCAGCAATTGAGTTTTGGAAATAAAATATAAAGTCTGTTACCAATGGTATATTACCACCGCCAGTTGTGTTTATTGTTATTGTTGTATTTGTCTTATTTATTATTTTACCTAGCTTCAAAGGAACTCCCGCATTGTTCTTATACGCATTAGCGCCAATAGTTATTATACTACCTAGATCATATCCAAATGTAACTACCACGGCAGCTGGAACAGTACTATTTATAGATACTGGAACACCTATGCCCTGAGTTGAACGCAAGTTTAAATCTTGAGTATTTGCATTACTTCTTATATAAGCAAAATAATCCCCCTCCTTTAATTCGAAATATGACTGATCAATAAATCCAGTGGATAAATCAGTAAGTATATTGCAGTTCCAACTATCCTCACTATTTAATGATATGGTATTAAAATTCTTAACAGATCCCTGATCTACATTAAATACAGTCGTTATCTTAGATGTATACTGTACATTATAAAACTTATTTCTTGTTTCATTAGTATTATGACGATACAGATTTCCATTGCTAAATGAATAAAAATAAGAGTTCATACCAATCATATTCTCTGGTATATAAGAGAAAAATGAGGTCCATCCCTGACTATCGTTACTGAATGCTAGTGTGTTTTCCATATTAACAAATTCCGATTAAACTAATTATAGCTCCAGTAGCAAATATAGTACCCTCCTGTGCGCAAACATTTATAGTTTGAAAAGAAGTCAGGTTCATAGAAACTGGAAGCCCATTACAATCATTATACTCTAACGTGGCAGGAAATTCATCTGTTTGTACCATATACTCAATACAGGGTATAGGAGGTATGGTTGGACACTCCATTAGTTCCAAAAGAAAACCATCAAGTTGTTGTCTATAACTACCTGTAAATGAGTAGTATCCATCAGAAGCCTTGATAGTTAAAATAGAGTCAGTCCATACCGCTGTTGCAGTAGAAAAATTGTCTGTATCTATATAGTATGCCATTTATTTATTTTTATTAAATTATACAATCACACGCATTCGATATACTTATGTCATCATAACATAGCTCAATCTCAAAAGAATCTGTATAATCCCACACTAGATATAAGTACTGATTACCCAATGAGTTATCGTATACAAATGAAGACTCGTATATTCCAGTAGAAGGGTTTAGTATAGGAGTGCAAGTATTTAGTAGTGGGTATAGTATATCTTTATCGGTGTCAGAATAAAGAGTATTAGATGCTAAGTATTTAAATCCGTGTCTAGATGGGTTAAATAAGAAATCGTCTGTAAAAAGCTTATTATATTGCATCTTAACGGTACTTCCATTAACTGGAATAACTCCAATAGATGGTTGACCAGTCATTAAATCATAGACAGATACTCCGTCAGCCTCAAGCAACACGTAGTCTACATTATATACGCTACTGACCCCGCCAAGTGACCAATTAAAGTTGTTGTGAATTGTCTGTCCCTCTACAGCTGGTGAGTTGTACACTATCCTAACTAACGTAAGCTCTTCTATAAAAGGACACTCGGTTGTTATTGTATAAGAAGACTCCTCAAGGCACTCTATAGTAATTGTTACTGTATTAGGATTTATTGAGTCTTTATAAAAAACATAAACTCCATTTCCTGTAATCTCTTCATTAATAACCTCTACTGAGTTGTATGTTACAAATATGTTTGCAGACCCTACTGTAACGTCATAATAAACAGATACATCACCTAGCGCATCTCCAACCTCTACTTCGTAGGTATAGGTGTCAAATATAAACTGTCTAGATATAGATGTGTTACACTGATAAATATCAGGAGATATAGGAAATGATTGATTATTATTTGATAAAACGTACTCATTCATATACGGATCAAATCCACCAATCTTTTGGTTATTGAATGTATTCTTAAACTCGTCTCTAAACCAGTTCTTTAATCCATAGTTCGATATTACAGCAAGCTCTTCTCCAGCATAACTCTGAGCATTAGCTCCAGAACTTCCTTTTAAATTCAATACAGCATTACGTTTAGAATCAGTAAAGAATACTTCGCTTCCACGAGATGCAAAACTCTCAGGGTTATTACTAATACCATAGTCCTCAACTCTAGACATCTGAGTTCCAAGAACTTCAGGAATAGAAGCAATAGCACCTCCAGCGGCAGCATCAGAAAGTAAGTTCTTACCAGCTAGTACATAAGATATTTTATCCTCTTGAAGTACAAGTAAATCAGTCTTACGAGCAAATAGTTTATTTATTGGTCCAAATGATTTCTCACAATCCTTCCAGTTAGAAAGGGCAAGGTTAAACTCATTCAGTTTATTTATATTTGTTTCAGCATTATATATTCCACTATATGTAAGTCCAGCATATCTGTCGGCCTTCTTAAATTCCTCCTGAGATACAGCAGTAACTCTACTTCCTAAATAGAAAGGAGAACCTATAAGCGAATCATTTATCTTATAACTCTCAACACCATTTCCAAACGTAAAACAGTTAAAGAAGTTTAAGTCAACTACTGCTGGAGTTGTAGATGTTTGATTAGAAATATTTCCAGAATGCAGACCATTTACAATAGTAAAATTATCACTCCCTTCATAGTATATCTCACCATCAGCATCTTCAGCTTCTGTTTCGAATACTAATAAAGAAGTGGCTCTTTGAACTGTAATTTCACAGGACACTCTAGATTGAGGTACCTTTACTATAAAGTCTATACCAGCAGCTGGAGCACAGTTTGGGGTTCCGCTTCTACACATCAAATATAGTGCGTTATTAATATCATCCTTAAAGAATTGATACTGATTTGTATTTTCTATTACAGGAAGTATGTTAGGAGTATTAAAGTCTCCTAGTATAGAATTAAATACATTATCGTTTTCAGTAGCTCCAGATTCAGTTCCAACAGTTAAGTCTATGTTTTGTCTAGTAATAAAATCATACATATCCATGTAATCATTAGAAGCTATATACGTATTTTGCAACAAATAGTCTCTTGATGAACAAGATATTCCAGCGTACCTATATACTCTTAAATTTATATTTATAGTACTTCCAGCAGGTATGGTATATATTGTATTTGGATAGTTAGTAGGGCTTATTGGATCGGCTGGTATATAATTTTTATTTGGTATATGACATGGGTACGCTATAATAGCATAATTTGCAGCCGCAGATACATTTCCTCTATCTATAAATGAATTTTCTTGATATTCAGCAGCAAAATTAGAAGGCTTTAGCTTCATATATAGTCCAGCTGGTTCAACTATATCATCTCCATTTTCGTCTTTATTATTAAGGATAAAGTCTCTAGATTTAGACTCAAGTGCTAGAACCTTAGTTTTTATTAATTCATTAATTATTCCGCTAGTATCTGCCTTTACTACAAGAGTAGCATTATCTTGAACCTTGCTTCTATTATCCCCATCTAATTTAAACCAAGTTACTCCAGTATCTTCAATAAAAAAAGAATTGGTATATATGGTTTGATATAATGTCTTAGAAGGTTTTACTACAAACTTATACCTAGTCGCCCAAGACGGAGGATTATTAAATATAGTTGCCTTTATAGAATTTTTTTTGTCAGAATTATTAGCTGGTATAAAAACAGTATTATTTGTATTTACAAGCGCAGTAGAACTTCTATTATACTCATCCATATAAACTATAGCAACCTCGTAATCTCTATTACTATGTAAACTTCTTTTTGCTCCAGTAAGTGAGAATGTAGATTGAGTGCTTGAATTTAAAAAATACTCGTACGCAAATAAAAATACACCAGGATTTAACGGGTCCTCTATAGTAAACTTTACTGCTGGAACTTGTATACTCAATATATCTCCAATAGCTGTTATTTGGAATCCACCATCGACACTTACTATACCACTACCTACCTCGCTCCATCCAGTTTCAGTAACTATAGAACAATTAAATAGGTCGGTTATTGAAAATCCAGAGCACGCGCTAGCGTATGGTTCGTGAGTATATATAGCGTCTATAAATTCTTGACTTGTAGCCAAATCATTTACATTTACATAGTCCCTTTGAAAACTAAATACAAAGTCCTTAGAAAAGCTATTTAACGGTGGGTTATCATCAGTATATAACGGACTTCCACCAAAAGATGAGTGAACTAAATTAAATGATATTGTTAAGAACGAGCCGTTAACTAAAGAAGCTCCAGTTAAGTCTATATCTATTTTAGAGTACTCAATAGTTTCTGTTAAAAGAGGGTTTATAGTATAATTAATTCCATCAGAATAATCTACACCATTAACCTTATATGCAATATCTTCGACTATTAAGTCTAATGAATAGTCTAATGCGTCTTCAATGTTATATCCATCAACATAGTTACCATATACCAACCTATTACCCATTGTAGTCTGAGACTTAGCGGTTCTAGGAACATTATCATATAATCTAAGTAACTCACTCTCAGTGAGAGTAGTATATATTTTTCTATTATTAAATGATATAGTTTGAGTCTCTCCATCAAGCCATCCTTGCTCAGACTTCTTATACCTCTCGATTACATTTATAATATTTGAGTCAGATAGTTTAAAACATAAATCAATACCAATTACGTGTTTATCCCCAGTGTAAAATGATATATTTACAGAATTAAATATATTCTGCATTGCTTTATTGTCGAATGTAGAGTAATCTAACTCAAAGTTTCCTGGCTCAAACGCTATCTCACTAAACTGTGATAACGCACTATACTCGTTGTCCTTGTACTTATAACGGTATGCAAACGATATGAACCTCTCGGTGATATAGTTTTCTTCTCCAGCTTGGTTGTAAAGCTGTAATGAAGGTGCCTCTAATGGAGGAGCTACAATAACAGATATGTCATCCTCAGATATTTGATCTACATAAAGCACAGGATGAGTATAACTCCTTGTTATATTTATTTTTCTTGGAGGATTTAAGTTATCGGTCCAAAATAATAAGTCGTCAATCTTATTTATGCCATTTATAAGGTAATCTAGACTAAAATTTAAAACTGTTGTAGATACTATATGGTATACTATTACGTTATTGTTGGTGTTATAAGATAATATCATATCTACATTACCTGGATCACATATAAACCAGTATAATGTTTCGTTAGAACCATCTTCATAAGATCCAATGCATCTAGCATCTTTACCTAATGCGTTGTCTTGGTATCTAATATCTGTAAGCTGAGTATTTCCTTTAGAATTTTCTAATGCTCCAACGCTATTTCCTTCGCTTGAGCCAATCCTAATGTTTAATGCGTCAATATATTGACCAGGAGGAACAACCCTCTCGTCAAAATCCTTGTTCATTTTACCAGCTAAGAAATTTACTTCAATGCTGCCATTAATATCAGATTGGTTTGCCATACTATTTTATCCATTTGTCTTTACCTCTCAGATTCATCAATAATCTTCCAGGGTGCATATTACTCAATCTTATTTTTGCGTTTCTTAAAAGGGCTGTTTTGTCCTTCTTAGCACGTTGTACGATATATTCTTGTACTCCTGTTTTATTATTCAATACAGCATACCTTATATAAGCATACATAAACTCTTCAGCAAGTTTGTTTACTTGAACCTCGGCATCGTCTCCACCCTCCATACCATCAGAAATGTACTCTAAAATACATAGCTCCCCAGCCATTCCAGAACTAAAATTAATTACTCCTGATTGCTTGTCTATTCTGTACGTAGGATTTGAGTTTGCTGTCTCTGTATTTAAACCAAAACGAGAACCGACATTATAGTCAAAGTACCATCTTCCGTCAATGTTGTATCCCTCTCTACCAGAGAATTTACCCTCTCCTAGATAGATTGTTCTTACTTGATCATTAATTCTGTCATAGTCTAATATGGACGTACCCTCTAAAACATCGCCATTCTGGTCAAATAATACTCTACAGTTATTATCTTGTAAATAACTATTACTATAATTCGCCTGTATATTCTCAGAAAGAGGTCTAAGTATTCCGTTCTTGTATAAAGACATTCTAACATAGTTAACATAATTGTTTGGCAGAACAAATTTTAAATCATCACAAATACTAATCTCAAGAATCTTTATTTCCTTTAATGCATCATAATTTATCTCTTGGATACCACGCTTAGCATGGAATAAAATATTATATTTACTAACGTTATTTATTAATTTGTCATTTCCAACATACATCAACATAAAATTGTTTACTAGGTCAGATAGTGATATGTATTGGTAAGAACCCCAGTTTTCATTCTCAGGATTATTACCAGAATTTTCATAGTATTGATAACCGTTTAAGTAAGCCATATTATCCCTCTGTTTGTTTGTTAGTAGTTTCTTCCGAAGTAGCAAACGCATATACATCAGCCTCTCTAATAGATATACCTGCGTATTGTAGTATTTTAGCTACCAATAAAGGTTCATCAGAGTATGGTATCTCAAAGTCTTGGTAAAGAGGATCTGTTTGATTAAATAATGGAGCACCACCTGACATTAATTGATAATAAGTCCACTTTGGATCCTTTGGCATTCTAACATATTGAGCACTTACTAACGAGTCAATAGTACTTGGATATATCGTTAATGAAGCACCTTCCATAGAGTACACAGGGAACATAGTAGATGGACTTGTAAGATTTGATGATAATAAATACATCAACTTATCTTGAGTAACTCTATCTATCTCCTTTGTGTTATTGTATCTAATAGAATTTAAGTAGTAATAATCAGTAGGTATGTCAAACGTTCCAGATGGTAAATCATAGGCTAATGTAGCCGTTGTTGAAAATATATCAATCGTTTCTTCTAATGATTTTACTAAATCAGAATATCCACTTCCAGACATTCTAGCATTCTGTTTAACTACCCAATTATTATACTGGTAAAAGTAGTTCTCAAATATATCTAACTGAGCCTGTTTAGCGTATAAGTTAAAATCTTCAGGTGTAATATACCCAAAGTTATTCTTATTAACCACAGACAATACAGTGTTTCTAACCGAATTTATCATTTATAAAACTTTTTACAAAGATAGTGAAAAAAAGCACCCTATTTTTTAGGGTGCTTATTAATTTATTTAACATGATTCTCTAGTAGTCGTAAGACCTCTAGTCCCTCATCTGTTTGAAGGTAGGACGCTAATATGTAAATATGATTTTCTCCGAATGGTACGGTAAGAACTTTCTTTTTATTGGAAGGTAAGTTATAATAAATATCTCTACCTTTATTTTTCAGTCTTAATATATCATGCTCAAAGAATTTAGCGCAAGTATTCTGAAGTTGAAGCATTGGATCGTTCAACATCTCTAAGAACTGAATTGGATTTCTTCTAGCATATACAAAAACATCTCGCTTTAATTCAGCAGTAGACATCTTCTCAATCTTAGATCCAAGTAATACACGAGCTACAGCCTCAAGTAAGTCTAAACTTAAATCTCTTGCCGCAATCTGCGCATCTAATTCAGAAGATAACTTCTCTACATCAGAATTTGCATCCTTCTCTGTATTAACCTCTTCGAATATTGATCCATTAGCTGGGTGAATTTCTAAGAATTTTTGTAAAACTGGATTATTTCTAGGAACACTTAGTGCTCCATCCACAAAGATAATAGGTTCTAAGATAGCATTTCCATCCTGCTCATCCTCAAATGGGCTTTTTTGGTTTCTTGCATATCGTAACGCTCTTTGTGAAGTTCCATCAAAGTGCAATAATGCAGCTCTGTGGGTATTTCTTGATGCCAACATATAAGTAAGTGGCGTACTCTTTTTCTTTAGGATATATACTTTATCCGTTAATTCATTTTTCATTTTATAAGATTTAAATTATTTATTAAAATAAGAGAACACGGCGATTATCGCCGTGTCCCCTATTAAGGTATTAATTATGCTTCAAAGATGAAGAAGTTATTTGCACCTAAAGTACATAAAGCTCTTTCAGATAAGAAGTGAACTTCCATAGCATCTAAGCTAGAAGTAGAAGCTCCACCAGCAGAACCAGTGATCCAAGTTTTGTAACGTCTGTCTTCAGTTTCAGAAGCTCTGTAACGTACGTGTAAGAATGGACGTTTAGCGTTTTTACCAAGAACTTGGTCGTAAACTGTAGTAGAACCAGCTGGTACTAATACTCCATTAACAGATCCACCTACAATACCACCTCTTAATGTAGCATCATTTAAGTATTTCCAGTCAGTTTTGTAGAAATCATAACCTCTACGGAAACCTGTGAAACCTAAGTTTAATGACATATCTCTATCGTTGTCAAACAAACCGTAAGAAACTCCACCAGCAGCATTAGAAGATTGTGCTCCTAACATATCGTCAACATCAAAAGAGAACTGACGGTTCAAGAACAATACATTTTCTTCGATAGCTCCTTGCTTGTCAAGTCTTTGGATAATAGCATCAAAATCAACTAAAGCAGTTGGATTTCCACCACCCCAAACATTTCCTCTGTCATTGATAGAATAGAACAAACCTTCAGAACCTTTGTAAGTTACTCCAGTACCAGCAGCAGCTCCAGAACCAGCTTCAGCAGGAACGGCTTCAATCATACTCATTTCTAAGTAGTCATCAAAACGCAAACGAGTTTCGTGCTCAGATTTAATGTACCATAAGTATCCAGTAGCTCCGTTTTCAGTAGTAACTTCTACCCATCCAATTTGTGCCATATCTGAACCAGATACTGCATATTTATCTTTGATGATGATTGGGCTATTCTCGAAGATGTCATCAACTGACTCAAGAGATTCTTCCATTCCTTCAGTTCCTTTTTTGAATTCAGAACCATAAACGAATGCAGTGATTACAGCAGAAGTACCAAATGTTTGTCCACCAGCTTCGTAATAAGCAACATCAAAAGTTCCAGCAGTATAATCAACATCAGTAATGATTGCTTTGTTTGAATTAGCAGCAACTGCATTATCAGACAAGAAAACTGTTTGACCTTTTCTGAAAGCAATACCACCAGAGATAGTATCGTTAACTGTAAATGTAGCTACATCAACAGCAGCAGCAGAGTCAGAGTCACAGTTTACATATTTAGTGTGTAAACGACCTTGTTCTGCCCATTTGATAAGGTCAGAGTTAGATGGCATTTCAGCTCCAACTGCTCTTAAGAAAGATGCAACTGAGCGATTTCCGTAACGTTCGAATTCTTTCTCGTAAGTATCAGGAAGATACTGGTTCAAGAAATTGAAATCTGTAATATAATTGGTTGAAAGAGTTTTTCTTTCAGCCGATGGGGTTAATGAAAACCCAGGTGTTGGCAATACTGACATAGTCTTTGTTTTTTATTGTTTATAACTTCTAATTTTTAGTCCTCTACCACTATCACTATCTGAAGCTGTAACTTTAAAACCTGATTGACTGCTAGACTGTGGTACACTACGTGTCTCCATATCTATATTCTTAATTTTTCTTGTGCTATCTAATAGCGCATCAGTCTTGCCCTGTTCATAAAAGAACTTAGCCATTTTCTCAGGATTCATAGCTGCTGCTAATGAACGATGATAACCCTTAGCGTCTGATATCAGTCCGTTCGCATCTAAGTGTTTAGATATGAAGTTTGTAACATCTGATTGAGCATTCTTTAATTCTATAACATCTCCAGGTAAAAACGTTATACTCTTATCTCCAACATTGAACTCAAAACCTTTGAACTCGTTAGAAAAAATTTCTTCAGTCTTTTTTTGAAAATATTCAGATTTTCTAGAACTCTCTTGCTGATAGGTCTGTGATTCTTGAACATATTTCTTGTAAGCATCGTAAGATTCTTTCTCATCGTCTGAAACTAAACCACCTTTCGACTCGATAGGTATTTTATATGCTTCTTTTGAATCCTCAAAAAATTTCTTTGCCTTAGCAAGCTCTTTTTTCTTAGCAATATCCTTCTTCTTAATGTCCTTTGGTTCATCAAGATCCTCATCATAAGCAAACTTATCCTCAATCATATACGCGATATCATCTTGGTCTAAATCTTCTTCTGTCTGAGAGTAGTACTCTGCTAATAATTGATCTGGATTTAAACTATCAAAGTCTCTACTTAACTTAGCAAAATCTTCGATACCTCTTCCAGTCTCTTTTTTATATTTGAAGTATGCAGATACATCACCAGGTAACTCTTCTGCCTCTTCTCTTTTTTGAAGCAACTCGTCAATAGAGTTAACCTCTTTATTATATCTATTCTTAATGTAAGAAAGAACGTCCGAGTCTCCATATTCTGGAGTAGCTACTGCTTCTTCAACTTCAGGCACTGCTACCTCTTGATGTTGACTCTCTTCGTGTTGGTCTAAGAGCGTTTGCTCAATCTCTTGAACAGACTTTTGCTCTACAGCACCAACTTCTTTAACTGTAAAATTTTCCATTTTATTTAATTTATTTATTTAATTTTTATGCGTAAACTCTAATCTCAATCATTAAATTAGCAAACCCATCTACTTCTGTAGTTAATCCTACAAAATTAGCACTATTTGTTCCTACACCAACATTCATTAAAGGAAAGGTTGGACTTGTTGCAAATATTACTGTCTTACCTAATGTAAATAAACCTGAACTAACTAATGTATAATTAAATTCTTCTTCATATTGCCATGTTACAGTCCCAATAGTATTCTCTAATACAACTGCAGTAGGAGCAGAATTACCAGCACTATGTGTAATCTTAGCCACGTAAGACTTATAAGTCTGCAATGCCAAAGTACCTGAAGCATCTGGAAGTGTTATTGTTCTAGACACAGAAACAGTATCTGGAATTTTTAATTCAATAGATCCATTACCGATCTGTTTTGCAAATGTTATATTTCCTGGGTACAAATCTGTTATATATGTATTATTGTATACACTTAAATCTCCAGGACTTAAATCACAGCTGTTAACACCATCCTCAATTCTAATGTTAGTACCATCTGTAATAGTATTCCCTAAATCAACTGTTTGTTGCAATGTTTGAGTAGCTCCAATACCTTGAGGTCCAGTTGGTCCTTGTACACCTTGAATACCTTGTGCGCCTTGAGAGGCTAATAAAGCCCAGTGAGTTGCGTCTAAGTTAGGAGTAGTAGTCCCTGATGTTGCCAATATACAGAACCAAGACGCTCCATTATATCCTACAGCATCGTCCGCTACATAAGAAGTTCCAGAAACCCATGAACCTTGCCACTCTAATCCAGCAGGTCCTACAGGTCCTAATGGTCCAGCAGGTCCTTGAACTCCCTGAGGTCCTTGAGCACCTACACCTACAGTGCTAGCAATATCCTCAATTGAAAAAGGTTCGGTTTGTTTATTTAATAAAGCTGATTTTCTTTCAGTTAAATCTACTGAAGTTGCTATTCCTATAAATCTAGTTCCACTAGGTACTGTTGGCATATCTTATTTTTTTTGCAAAGTTAGTTATTAATTTTATATATTATCTTGGTCCGAATTGCGATAAGTCAAACGAGTCTAAGTTGTCATTTGTAGACTCAAAATTTACTGGTGGCAAGTTATTCTTACGTTGGTCAATCAGTTTAGATTGCTGTGTATTCTGTAAGCTAACACGCTTATCCTTAGCCTCTTCTTTCATTTCCTCTTTAGACTTAGTTGTCTGAACCTCAATACCTTTAAGCTGCATATTATAGTTAAACTCAATCTCCATAAGCTGCATCTTGGCCTGAACCTCGCTTTGCATCTTCTGAATATCAAATGCTGACTCAGCCTGCTTAACCTGCAACTTAGCCTGTGTCTCAGCTTGAATCTTCTGCATAGCTACTTGAGCAGCCAACTGCTGAGATTGTTGCTGTATCTGACCTTGCATTTGCTGAGCCTCCTGAGCTTGTTTTTGTTTCTGCTCTTCTCTCTTCTTTCTCTTAAGTTTAAGCAGCTGATTAGCTAGTTTAAGATTTCTCATCTCTCTAATATCAATAGCATCCTCTAATAAAATAGAATCACGAGATAGTGATATCTGAATGTTCTGTTCTAGTTGAGCCTTCTCTTCCTCATCAGGTGATACCTCAATAAAGATACCAAAATCATATATGTATAGGTCCTTAATTTCTTCTAAGATACCAACACTATACTTACCTATCTGATTTATAAACTCTTCCTTAAAGTCAGAATACTCTAATATATCTGCAACTCTATAAGAAATTGCCTCAGATAATGAACGTGTAACGTATAAACTAGACTCTAGTATGTGTCTTGTAGCTGTGTTTGAGTTTAGCGCAGCTAACTTCTGAACACCTACTAATGCATCTGGGTTTGGAGTAGAACCATCACGAGCCTCATTAAGACCAGTAACATCTCTAATCATACCCATATAGTGATTATAACTTCCAATTAAACTCTGTAATTTAGCTTGTCCACTATTGGTACCTAACTCAGAGATTGGAATCCTTGCATTATTAAACTCACCATCACCAGTATAACTTCTACCAATAACACTACCAGTTTGGAAGTATAATCTTAATGCATCTTCTGGATTGTATGCTGCTCCAGTACCTAGGTCAACCTCGTTAATACCATCGGCATCGATAAATACCCCATCAGGTACTACTCTAGCCAATACTTGCTGCATCTTAAGGTGAATTACTTGAATCAAGTCGGCAAATGGAATCATCCTTTTCACCAATGACTCAATAGCTCCCTTGTACATTCTTGGAGCAACTGCTACATAGTTAGGAATAGCGTGTTGTGTTGCTGATTTAGGACGTACCATATTCTTAGATAACTCCCACTTCAACATAATATTTGTACCAGCAACCATGATTCCATCATACCAAACATCGATAACCTTCTCAATCTTCTCGAAGTTTCCTTCTTCCATCATCTCTTGTGGAGGATTGAACGTGTCGTCCTTTGGTATCATCTTCTCGCTACCGTTCTCTAATTTCTTTTTCTTATATACAATTCTCTTTGTAGTCTTATAGTTAAAATAAAGTAATGTAGCAGAATCTCTACTAAATAAACTATTATTTAACTGAGCTAATCCGTACTGACTATTCCAAGACTCTCCATATTTAGATATTTCCCCTAACTGCTCTAATGTCAGTGTTGGATCAATCTTCATGAGTTCGGTCGTATGAACCGTCTTAACCTCTCCCCAATAGAAACAATCGTTAAAGTATGGGTTCTCTGTATAGCTATAGATAACATTTGCTGGATCCACATACTCGATTCTAACTCCGTCACCAGGTAAGAACATGTGCTTAGCCATACCTATTCCTAATGTAGCAATATCTAAATCAACACTCTTACGAATATCGTTATACTTATTATCGTCAAAGATTGTGTTAATTGCTTGTTCTTCAGCTATTTCAATAGCAGGCTTATAGTTTATCTGCATGAACAATGAAAGTTCATCGTCTGTCTCTGGAAGTTCTTCTGGAGGAGTATCAAATGCATCGATTCCAAACTGACCTTTTACCTGAAGAAGCAAGTCCTTAGCAGCCATATCAGTCTGAACTGACTGTTGAAATCTATTTCGTTTATCAGTAGACATAGCATCTTGTGCATACGCCTTAACCTTAAACATCCTGTCAGTCATTCCATTAACTACAATGTCAAGGAATTTAGGTATAATTGGAACAGGAGTCCAGTCCAAGTTTAGGTGACTTAAATCACCATCCACAGATAGTTCGTTCTTATACTTACCTATTGACTGTTCTCCACGAGCGTATAGACGTAATTTATGAAAATTAGAACGTTGATCATAAAATCTACATCCATGACTGTCCTTCTTAAACCACTCATACTGAATACTTTGCCCTATCTGCAATCCGTATTCAACAGATTCTTTTTCCTTATCAGTAGCAAATTGGTCTGGAAAGCTAATTGGATTAATCTTAATATTTACATCCTTCATTTATCTTATTATTTCGCTATGTGTTCCGCTATTATTATACTTTGCAAAGTTAAAGATAATTTTCGATTCTTTTTTGACTTGTGCATACACATTTTTTTGATTAGCCATTATAGCTAATCCTGAGCTAATTGCAGCATCAAACTTCGTTCTGTTGTTTATATCAAACCTTGACCATTCGTTTATTGTACGTGTGAAGTACATTGAACCCATCTCATCAGAATCCCTGTAAGTACCTTCTAAGTCAAGTCCTACATACTTCTCAATATATGACTCAATCGCAGACGCGTGAGACTGCTTAACATCTTCAGAAGAGTTAGGAATACCTCCAAGCTCTTTCTCTGTCTTAGAGAGGTTATTATAGTGCTTATCTGGTCTATTCATAGAAAATCCTCTATAGCCTCTGTTCTTGAAATGATATAGCAGCCTTGGTTTGTTATTCTCAACCAAGATAGGCATACCGTAAAATACACATGCCATCAGTACCTCCTCAAAGAATATCTCTGCCGTCTGTGGTCTTGCGATATACTCCAAGAAGAAGTGATTACTAGGTGCATTATCCATATTAAATTTAGTAAGTCCATGAAGAGAACCATTAGATCCTCCACCGCCTACTGTACCTGATATATCGTATGGATCACATCCAAATGCACCAATATGATCATTCCCAGGATACTTCATTCCATTCTTATTAATGATAACATTCTGTAGGTTACGCTCTGGTATCCACGATACGTTAAACCTGCCCCTTGGATCTGGAGTCCATACTACCTTGGTATCCTTCTCTCCGTTTAACCAGCTGAACGAGCCTCGTGTAAGTACTCTATCCTTGATTAAGGAGTCGTTATAGTCAATCTGCTGGTATATCTTTGTTAGGTTGAATATTGATGACTTGCTCTCGTCTCTGAAGGCATGAGACTCTGTTCTTGAGAACTGTCTATAGAACTCGTTAAGAGCATCAGCATCACTCTTCAATGAAGCAACCTCATTCTCCCAATAATCAATGGCGCCATTAGAGATCATCTGACCATCAATCCCCATAACTGGTTTTTCTGGCTTTCTGAATACTGGCATTCCATATCTATCTATATAACCCTCGAAGTTCCACTCCATTGGTATATACAAAGAGTACATACCAGACTTTGTCTGACCATTGGCATTACGTGTGCTTACATTTGATTCTTCGTATAACTTCTTAAAGTTAGCCCCTCCCTTTTCAAGCGCGTTAGGTGTTGAACCCATCATACACTTTCCAATAATCTTAGAACCTAATCTAAGACAGGTCTTTGTTACACGCCAGTTATTTAAGATGTTATCTGGCTTAATCCATTTGCCCGATTCGTCATGTACGAGTAATAGTAATTTCTCACCATCATAACTATTGTCAGCCGTGTTCTTCCAGTCAATCGTGGTATCAAGACCTCTAATGTCGGACTCTGCACTTTCGTACATATTCTTCTTGGTAATCTTAGCCGCAGGAACTCTAAACGCAAGTTCTGTCTTTGGTTTATCCATACCATCCTGGATAGGCTTGAAGAAGAATGGGTAATTGCTGATAATAGGAACCACCTTATTGGTAAACATTGTCTTAGCATCATTACCAGTCTTTGATAGTATACCAAGTCTTGCATCCTTAGCAAGTGTCCCTGTATTAGATAACTCATTAGATCCCATAAACGAGAATCCAGAACGTCTAATCTTTAGGTATACCATACCAAATGAACGGTTATCAGCCTTACAGGCTTCCCAAAATATAAAGTATATCCTGTTTGCTTCTCGGTAGTCTGGAAGTCCAATATCAATCTTAGTCCACTGCAAGTACATATAATGAGAACCTGTGATATAAGTTTTAACGCCATTGTTCATAAAGAAAAATCCGTGATCCCTTCTATCAAACTCTCCCTCTATATAATCAACCCACTCATCCTTAAAATTCTTAGGCATAGTATGCCAGTTGAATATAGTCTTGATATTACTAAGCTCCCTTGGGTACTCAGATGGTTTCCAATACTGATTCTCTTTCTTGCTATCTCTTTTATAAACATCGTCTGGGGTTGATGGTAGTGCAATTAATAATCCGCTAACACTATAAATATCTCCAATGGTTCCATCTTTAGATATAACCACCATATCATACTTCTCATTATAGCCGTACTCCCAAGTCTTGCTCTTGTTCTTTACTACAATAACACTCTTAGGTACGTGGTCTTGGACTATCCTATATATACTATTTTGATCTTCTTTCTGCAAATCCTTGTACTTTAGGTTCAGTTTTTACAACGGATTCGTCAACTAATTTTTCTTGCTCTAGCTCTATCCTGTTCAGAATATGAAAGGCATCTTCGATTGCTAAACGTTTTGTAGAGGCAGCATTCTTGAGTTTATCAGCAGACAAATCATCATCACCACCTCTTATTATAGTATCTTCGGCAATTTTAATTAATTCGTCTACTGCCTTATAACCAGCAGCAATAATTCTTTCTTTAATTGATTTTAATTCCATTTTAATGTAATATTTTTAGTAAGCATTCTGTATAGCTTCTCATCATTTATGTAAAATGGGTACTCACTATTTGGCTCAAACGAAATCTCATTTCCAATACTTAGACCTAGGTCTAGTAACTCTTGATTTATGTACTCTATCGTTCCGATTAAAGGCTCCTCTAATGTGTTCTTATGAATAATCGAGTTCCTTGTTTTTATTGGTTTTACAAAGCAGTACTTAGAGTGAGCACTCCATTTATTATCGTGGAAGTACATGAAGAACTGTTCGTTATCTACCATAAATAAATCATCCTTAAGATAACTTGCTCCGCTCTTCTCATTTCCTTTCATATCATAATATAATTTAAATACATTATGATGTACGAGTAATAAATCTCCAACTATTACATCTCCTTTATATCCAATCGGAGTACTTTCAACCACTCCTAATCTATTAGATACCGTGTGGTCTTCTTGAGATGTACTGACTACTAAATCAATACCACCTATACTCTTAGTATTATTGTATCGCTTACCATCTAATGGTTTTACGATGAAGCAGTAAGGAGATTTCATTAGAAGTTTATATTGTATTCTACAGATATTGGCATATTAGAATTAAACTCCTTCCAAAGTAATACTTCATTAGAGTTATTTTCTATCCATACCTTAAAACTATTTTTATCTTCATCAAAGAATATCAGGTGAATCGTATGTGAATCACCTAATACTTTTTGGTCTTGAATATAACTCATAGCATTTTTGTAGTCTGGTCCGATTGATATTTTACGAATGTCCATTTTATTTAATTTAATATAATTATCATTATAATAGCAGGTAGTATTGTAAAAAACAAGTCAAATATATCAAATCCTTTATAAACTATTTGGTCTCTTACTTCTTTCCCTACAGCAAATAAACATACTACGCCAAATGCTAAAGGATTAGATATTACTAAAGAAGCAAATGTATATATGAAAAATCCATATATAAAATGATTTGCTTTGTCGATGGGTACAAGTGGTAGTTTCATTAGTTATATACTCTGATTTCAAATGCGGTATTTATTAACCCATTATCATGATCATTCAGTCCTATCCCAATTGTATAGATAGTAATTATTGATTCACTAGTTAACTCGGTTCTTACACAGTTTTCGTACAGTGAGTCTTTTGAAAAAAAGTTGTACGGAGTGTTGTATGTTTTTTTATTTAGGAATAAATAATCTGAATTACAATAATAAATTCCTTCAGAATCATAAGTAAACCAAATATTACCAATAGTGTTCTCTAGTATAGTCGCTACTGGGGCACCTGTGTTAAAATATAATTTAGTTCCATTTGTATAATTTGTTGGAGTTGTTCCAGTAGCTACAAAATAAGTTGCATTAAAATCATTATCACTTACAATTAAAGGCCCACCAACATTCCTAAAATCATCTCCCGAAATTGAACCGCCTATTTCATAAGTTCTACCAATAACCAATAAACCACTGATAATATCATCTTGAACATCCCCTCCGCTCTGTGTTAATAAAGCTGTAAATACTTTATAAGTACTATTGGGTACTAAATCAATTATTTGTTGAATACTAAAGTTTTTAGTTTCATTTTGAGCTGTTACATCAGTTCCGATTAATAAATCATCAAGTGTAGCTATTGATATTTCATCATATTGGCTTATTTTAGTCATTTATCTCTCCTGTTTCTAAGTTAATACTTACCTTTCCGTACTTATCAAATAAAATAGCTTCAATTTCTTTATGTTCTAAAGATATTTTTTCTAACTCTGAAAATATCAAAGCTTTATTATTTTCTAATTGCTTTATAGAGATTTCATTATCTGCTATAGAGTTTCTTAAGGAATTAAATTTATTATTAATTTCCTTCAACGATTCTAATTCTTGTGTAGTTATTGTTTTCATCTTGCAAAGATAGTAAAAATTTACTCAACTAAATATCCCAACTGCTCAAAAGCTAATTTAGAGTACAATTCCGCACTTGATAAATCTTGCATTTGTGCATCTACTAATTCAACAGAAAACGCACCTTGTTGAACATCAGTAAAGATAGCTCCTGCTCCGTCTTTGTATGCTTCGTGACTTGCATAAGTAGCCGCTGCAATTTCTAACGTTACTCCGTTTGCTCTACCTGCATATTCTAAACGAACATAAACACTTGGTAACTCTATTTCAGTACCTTTAATCAAAATCTTTTTTTCTGCCGTAGCACTTACTAATAATCCCATAATTTATTTATTTATTTATATTACTACTTTTACAACTCCCGCTGTATGATAAAAAGCTCCTACTGTTAAACCTCCTGCAATAGCTAAAGCGTTTGTTGCGTAATCTACCAGTCCCACAACGTGTAGCTTAGCTGTAGGACTTGTTGTTCCTATTCCTACATTACCACTTGGATTAAGTAATATATTACCAAAAGTAGCATTTAATTCTAAATTATAAGTTGCTGTTATTTTTTGTGTTGCCCCATTACCTGCCAATAAAGTTAAAAATTGGTCAGAACCTGTGCTTAAAATTAAACTTGCATTTACTTTTGAAACTGATATATTTCCTCCAAATGTTCCTAAACCAGCTACATTTAAAGTACCACCACCATTCATAGTCATCAAGTCAGCAGTATCAGCACTATTCCTAACTCGTAACGCTATATCAGTTGATAATGCTCCTGGTGCTTTGATTTGAAGTTTACCTCCGTTGTCTGTTGTAGTTCCAATGAGTATATTGCCATTATTAGTAACTCTTAATCTTTCAATTGATGCTGACCAAAGCGTTACAGTTGTTGATGATAATCTAACTGATTGCGTATTTGTGGCAGAATCGAACCAACTCGAACCATACATAAATCCATTAAAATTTGCAGCTCCAAAATTCATAACAGCTGTCGCTCCTGCGTTATTAAATGCTGAAATTGTTCTACCATCAGCACCTCCTATTGTAACATATCCTTGACTTGGCGTCCTAATGTCTAAGGTTGTAGTAGGAATTGCTGTTCCAATTCCTAATCTATTATTAGAATCGTTATAAAAGAAGTTACTATTATCTTGTGCAATAGTTGTACCATCTGAAAATAAAACAGAACCTGAAGTTAATGCAGGTAAAGTAAATTTCCCATTAAATGAACTCCAATCTGTTGTGCTTAATGCACCTCTATTTGTAGCTGATGCTGTTGGTAAATTGAATGTATGTGTATCAACTAAACTATTAATGTTAAAGTCTGTTCCGCTTGTTCCTACTGCTAAATATTGTGTATTTGTAGTCAATCCATTTAATGAAGTTACACCACCTGAAAATGTAGTTATAATTTCACATAAATGACTATTCTCTGTGTGTAATGTTGCTGTTCTACCCCCTGAATTATTAATGATATAAACTCTAATCGCAAGTCTATCGGTAATTAATAATGGAGTTGTAGGCACTGCTAACGACGTTAAATATAAATCAATACTTGTACCACCTGTTATATTTTCAGGCACCGCAGAGCTTGATGCAATACTTGTAAAAGTTGCACCATCATATTTTAACAGTTGTACATAGAAAGCAGGTGTACCGCCATTTGAGGACATTGAAAAAAACATTTCAAAGTTCCAAGCTCCTCCAGGTATTTCTGTTCTGTTTGGATTTCCCAAATCGGTTAAAAATTGTGATATTAATCCATTACCTGTTAATGTAAAATCTGTACCTGCTCCAATGATGGCTGTGTTTGACATCTGCTTATAAGTTGCAACCGATGCAGCAATACTACCATTTAAATAATAATTAACAGAAGAACCACCACCACCGCCGCTTGGTAAAGTTGCAAGTTGTCCATCTCCTCTTATATATTGCGATGAAGTACCTGCTGCACTAACTGCTATTGTACCATCTGAAGTTAAAGGACTATTTGAAACGTTAAAAGCTACAGGCATTGATAAACCTACAGAAGTTAAACCTTGTGCGGGAATGTCACTAGTCAAAGCAATTGTTCCAGTTGCATCAGGTAATGTGTAAGTTCTACTTGTGGCAAGTGAATTAACTATTAAAGCGTTAGCTGTTCCGTTATTAAGTGATATACTATTTCCATTATCAACTGCAAACATAGTAGCTCCGCTAGCTCTTTTTATTCCAAAAAAACCGTCTTGTACGCTTATTTTAGCATAATCTCCAGTTGGTCCATCGTATAAATATAACTCGCCTATCTTAGCGTCTAATTCAGATATATTTCCTTCTAGCAGTACATCGTTTAAATTAGGTGTTGGAATATCCACTAATGTAATAAAAGGATTTATTCCATCCTCACCATCGTTAATTAAGTCAGATGTCTTTGTTGGAATATCTCCACCTGGAATATCTATTAAAGATACTAGGTAGTCCTTATCTTCAACTATAGATCCATTACCAGTAGTATAAGAAACTACCACATCAAAGAAGTCAGGTTCGTCTATATTCTCTACAAGACTAACCACCTTATAAAGCCCAAATATATTTATATCGTCAGCCTTGTAAATCAATACATTACTTCCAATTAAGAAGTTAAGGTACTGGGTAACATCATTACCTTTAAGCGTGTACTTACTAAGTATAAATGAAGATATGCTAGAAAGACTGTATGGTGTTCCTACCTGCGGATTAAATGTTATGGTACCTGGCAATCTAGTATCACCAACCTCAAGAATATCGTATCTGTAACGTATAGGAGTCCCAATATCTATTACCTGGTTCTCGTTAAAATAAACAGCTAACTTTGTTGGAGTAAAATTCTTTGTTGTGTACTGAGTCTGCGCATCTGATCCAATCCACTTGTCTGAACCAGTAACCTTTTCGTCAATAACGTATCTGCTTATTTTTGTCATAATTATTTACCTTGACCTACATTTTTCTTAATATAATTTTTAGAAGTTTTTAATTTTGAAGACTTAGATTTAGAATGTATCCCTGGTCTACTAATATTATTACTCGTCTTCTTAACCCCCTCTGTCTGCTTTGCCATTATTTTAATTTATATAGTATAAACAATAATATAAGTAACCATAACCACCATAACTGTGTAATTAACGATGTCTTGCGTTCAATAATTTTTACATCCTTTACGACCTCTGTTTTTTCAACAGTCTTTTTTGTGCCTGTATCAGACGCTGTTTTATCTAATACGATACTTGTATTAACTTTTCTTTTTTTATGCTTAATTTTGACGTTTAAATAGCTCTTACCGTCTATTACCATCGGTTTGATGCTGTCGATTGGCTCGATACAAATTTCATCAGTGCTATCTATAACCTTTACAGATACATTCTCCTTAACCTGAATATTATTTTGTATAACCTCAACCTTGTCCTGCTTAGTCTCCTCTGTAGATTTATTTACCCTTCTTGTACCACAGGAAGTTAGTAGCAGTAATAGTATTAGTAAGTATCTCATTTTATGTGTAGTATTTGTTTTCTATTCTTCTCCTTAGATACATAGGATACATGAACCCATGCTGGATTTTTATCTGTTCCAAACTCCCAAATTAACTGATCAAAATCTAGATTATCTTTTATATACTCAAAAATCATTTTATTGGAAATATCTCCAGTTGCTTGAATGTCAATAGCTTGACCTTTAACGTGTTGAGAAGTTTTTGCTCCTCCAACTGAGTTATTTAATAGTAAACTTCTGTAAAAACTAGAAACTCTAAGTGGTATATCAAAATATTCTCTTACAACATCAAATACCCTAATACCTACAAGCTGCATGTTTATTAATTCCTTCTCTCCTGGAATATTTACTATTCCCTTGCGTGTTGCGGTTTGGCTTGTAGTTGCCTCTAAGTAAGTTATATATTTTGATATATTTTTCATTTGAATGCTTTAAATAATAATGTAATCAATGCGCCAAATAATATTACGAATGCAACCTTGAACTGATTTACATATACAGAAATCTCGTTTTTGAAAACTTCTAAATTTTCAACCCTATCGTCTATTTCTTTTACTTGTGAAACCATTCCTTTGAAGTTGTTGAACTCACTTCCCAAAAGGGCTTGCTTAATTTCTTTAATATCTTGACTTAATTGTTCTAGGTTATCCATTATTTTCTTAATCTTTCAACTATGTTTGTAATTCCCTCAATTCCAATGTAAGCTGTAGCAATAACAACCCAATCAGATGAAGTTAATTGTCCGCTAAATAAACCCCCACAAGCTACCATAAAAACAAGTAACTTTCGTGAAATCCATTTACTTAATATTAAATCAAATTGCTCTTTACTCATTCAAAAATTATTTTTTTCTATTTTCAATTTTTAAACCAATTATTAAATCATTTGGTATATATTCATCTGCTACTTTAACACAACCTGCAAAACTATGTACAGGATTGTTTGGGAATATTTCGCTTTCGAAAACTATTTCAATATCACTCATTACATCAAAAGCATATCCATCAGCGTAAATAGCTTCTGTTATTTCTTTAAAGTCAGCATCGTATGTTCCATTTTCTAAAACAATTTTACCAATTTCAACAATAGCTTGAATTCCTTTTCCATAAGATAAATCTTCTACATAAACCCCTTTAGCTAATAAATCAGCTATTGCTGTTTCTTTGTCTGTGTAATTTAATTTGTATATATTCATTTTAGAGGGTTGTTAGTTGTGCAAGTTCTGCGTTTGTTAAACGTGTTTTATATAGTTGTGCAGATTTTATTAAACCACCGAATTGGTCGCTTAATGCTTCTCCATCTCCTATTTGAACAATTCCAACGGGAGAACTAAAAGATATTGTACCGCTTGAAACTGAACCTATTTGAGTTCCATTAATATACAATACAAAGTCAGAATTTTTATAAGCATAAGCAACTTTATAATTTCCACTACTCAAAGCTGAACTTGTTATACTACCTATACCAACCCCTCCATTTCTCAACCTTGCTTGAAGTGTTGTAAATCCTTGTTGTATATAAGCATCAATTAAATTATTTGAAGTTCCATCATTTAAAGATATTATTTTCCTTGATGTAGTATTGTCAATTATTCCATTATAGTTAAATTCAGTAAAAAAAGTCCCCTCTGTTTGACCTATTAAACTACTTATTCCTGTTTTAGAAATAACATCAGCGTTACGAGTTACTGTAGATGCAACTGTTGGGATATATGAGGTGGCGTATGAACTTGCTTCTAATTGAGCACCCCAAATAGATATGTCTGATGCTCCAACAACCAAAGTTCTCAATTGCAATTCTGCTAATGTTCCTATTGACGTAAAAGTTAATGTAAATCTTTGCCAAGTTGGTGTAATTGTCAAATTACTACTAACAACACCGCTATATCCATCTCTTAATTGATAAACGTAAGAACTTGCTGTATTGGATTTTATATACATTGACATAGTATATGAAACGGCATTAGTAACTACAATTGGTGAAGTTGCTAATGCAGCACTACCCACGGTATTAACAAGTAATCTATCTGCGTTTAAAATACCGCTTGGAGAGTTTGAATAATTCGGAGTTAGCGAAATTGTTCCACCTATTGCTAATTTTGTCCAATAAGCATTGTCAAATTCATCGCTTCTTAATATCAAGTTGGTTCTCTGTGGCTCTACCAATAAACTCGGACAACTTCCGTTTGAATAATCAATACGTGGTATGTTTAATCTTGTTGTTGTAGGAAAATATTCTGTTGCTGTTGCAAAGTTTTCAACTTGAGCGCCCCATAAATCCATAGAAACATCATTTGTTATTTCCGTTCCTCTTAATCTAAAGCCAAAAGAAGTACTTGTACCTATAGTAGCTGTTTGAGTTATTAACACACGTTGCCAATTATCCGTTAAAGTTATTGTGTTAGAATATGTAATTCCACCAAAACGAATTTGTTTACCAATATCTCCAATAGTGCTTGCTTTTACATAAGCTGAAAAAGTATAAGTAAGTCCAATAGTTGTATTAACATTTTGATATATCCAACTTAAATCCGAAGAAGATGTTCCGCCATTTAAATCAAATGTTATTTTTTCGGCATTTTGAATATTTATTGGAGAAATTACACTATCTGTAGAAACTACAGGAGCTGAGGCAGTACCTGTTGCTGATTTTACCCAATTAGCATTTTCAAATTGCTCACTATAAGTCAACAAATTTCTAGGGACTACTTCAATCAATCCCGCACTATTTACTCTCGTTGCTGTTGTAGCACGAACAACAGTCATATCGCCTAATGTAGTATTAGGAACAACTGAATATAATTTACTTTCTTTATATGCGTTTGGCGTTACTATTAACGATGCTTTATCTAATAAACTCATTATATGTTATTTAAATTAGTCAATGTTGTATTTAAACAAGTTTCTGCTTCAAATAATCCGCTATCAGCAATAACTCTTGTTTTAAATGCTGGTATAGTACTTACAAGTACTTGATTACTACTAATATAAGGACTTGCTCCGTTTGCATCTATAGCAGATACCTTGCAAGTTATATTTTTATCCCAATCTGCATTAACTATTAAATAGCTAGTACCTGTAGCACCAGATATAGGTGAAGCACCTCTATACCACTGATATAAATAACTAAGTACTCCGCTATCGCTAGCCCACGTACCATTAGTAGTGGTTAATGTATCTCCAAAATTAACACCCCCACTGATAAATGGAGGTACTATATTAATTGGAGCATTACCATCGTATGCATATCCAGATATAGTTAAACTTATTCCAATACCTATACCTATACTCATTACCAGATAGCTATAATGTTACTAGCACTAGTTCCAGAAGCAAAAACTCTTAATACATTTACAGGTAAGAACGATCCGCTAGGAACATTTACAAATGTAACCTCATCATTTCCTTCTGTTAATACCTTTAACGTACCTCCAGAGCCAATATAAAGCACACATGCTTGTGTATTTGTACCTCCGCTTATTGATGGTATATTTACTGTATTTGATGGAGTAACGCTTGACGCTCTCATTCCTTGTAATTTGAAATTACTCATAATATTTTTATTTTGTTTAGTTTTTCTTTTCTAGCAGCACAGCCACAATCTTTACCAGTTTTTTTAGCAATCTTATCTACCACAGATTTTATACCTGTAACAGTAGTTACCTTCTCTATCGCATCTCCTAATAGCATTATTTCTTCTTAACTTTCATTAATGTTTTAGTTCCTTTTTTCTTAGGACCTTCCATTTTTTCGTGTTTCATCATTGCTTTTTTAGACGAATACATTTCTCCAGTTGATTTTTCTTTTATCATTTTTAACAGGTTTTACAGGTTGCCCCTTTGTTTTTATCGGTTAGTATTGAACCACCAGAACCACGTGGTGCTTTTGCTTCAGCAGAGTTTTTATTTACCCTCTGCTGCTCTATCTTATTTCTAGCTTCGTACTGCTCTCTAGTCTCTCCCTCTTTCTTTTGCTTCTCATACAGTATAGTCTTGGCATCCTTCTTAACATTAGGAGTCTGTATTTTAGCAAGTGGAGTTGAACTCTCTGTTTTTTTAGCAGGAGTTGGTACTGGTACCGATGTTACCTCTCTTGACGCTGGAGTAACAGTTTTTGTACTCTTTACTTTTGAACCTACTGTAGATATTGATGGAGATTTACTAGCCGATCTTGATTTAGATGAACTAGTGTTACTCCAAGACTGCCTGTATGTAATAGCTCCAGTATCAGGGTCGGTAGTTTGCGACCTCTTAATAGGAGGGTCGATAGTCTTTGTTCCGTTCTCTTGAGCTACTCTCTTAGCTGCAATAGCGGTAAGAGCAGAGTTTTTCATTGGGATATTATTCATTACTTCTTCTTTTTAGATTTTCCAGTCACCGATAAAGCAATTGCTATCGCTTGATTCTGTTTTTTTCCGCTCTTCATCTCAGTTCTAATATTTGAGCTGATTATTTTCGAACTACTTCCCCTTTTTAACGGCATCTCCTTGTTTTTTAACGTTACCCTTTAGGTACAACATCTTGCCGTCTAAAGATTTCTTTGAATCCCATTTTTTAGCTAAAGCTATTACTTTTTTCATCGACAATTCCATTTATCTAATGCTAATTTCTTTCTAGTTGGTTCGCCATTCGGCTTCTTCATAGGTCCTGGCATTCCTGACATTCTTAAACAAAACGATTCTCTTCTCTTAGCGTCTTTACTCCCAGCTTTTAACTTAGAAGGCGCTGTCGTAACTGCTGCCTGAAGTTTGCTTTTAGGATTTTCCTTTCTATACGAGGCAATTCCCTTTGCGTTCAATCCACCAGTAGCAGACTTACCTTCTTTTCTTTGCCAAGCCGATGTTTTAGGCATAATATAAATAATTGTTTTATCTTTGCAAAGATATAAAATATAATCTAATGGATTTCAACGTAAATTTAAGAAAAAACTACAACAGAACAGAGCCTGGAAACGACTACCTAAAATACTACAAGGTAGTAAAATACTGGGCCAAACACAAGTATGAACTAAGCTCACAGGACTTCGATATGATATGCTATCTATACTCTGAAAAACTATTTACGAGACCTCAGTTCCAAGAGTTCGAGTGTATCTTCAGTTGGGACAATCATAGATTCAATAGAATGACCGAAGCTGGATGGATCATAAAGTGGAGACCACGAATAGGTATGGAGAAGGCACTGTACGAACTATCGCGCAAGGGTAAGTCAATGATGGTAAGTGTCTATAAAAAACTTAATGGTGAGGAGCCAATATCAGAGACCAGGCAGAACAATACACTCTTCAACAAGAACGTGTCCTACACAGACAATATGTACAAGCGTACTATCAAGAATATGAACCGAAACCATGCCGAAAAAAGAAGGCTGAAGCGAATAGAAGAAGATATCTACCAGCAACAGCCTCATGTAATAAAGTACAGGCAGTCTAGAGGACTACCACCACATCAGCCTCTCTAATAATTGTATAAGGCACATTATCTATCAGCATCGTATAACCAGCGCCCTTGTCGTAGTATATCATGTCATTTTCCTTGATTACCTCTACATTGGTGCCTGGTTTTACCACCAATCCCTTCTTATATCTAAACTTCTCAGCATCACTACCCGTAAGTAGCAACCCTGACTCTGTTTTTATCTGCTCATCAATCGTTGTGATGAGAATGTATTTGTTTATGGGAATTGCCGTCATATTTACGCTCGTGTTATTGTTATAATTGCATTCGTGCTCAGTATCGTAGTGGCAACACTCACCGCGTTCTTCAGCGCGTTCTTCGTTACCTTCAGTGGATCTATAATACCCATCTTGAACATGTCACCATACTCCTCATTCTTAACATCGTATCCCCAGTCCTTCGTGAACGCAAACTCCATGATCTCATATCCATCCAACCCAGCATTGGTCATGATCTGTAGCAGAGGAGATTGTATCGCGCGCGCCATAATATGCATCGCCACGTACTTGTTAGCACTAATATCATTAATCGTATCATCAGCATCAGCAATAAGGCTGTAAGACTCACTAAACAGTGCCAATCCACCTCCTGGCAGGATACCCTCCTCTAACGCAGACCTAACCGCACACACAGCGTCATCAACCCTGTCCTTACGCTCCTTCTGCTCAAGGTCCGAGTTACCTCCAACATATATAACACCTATACCGCCTGTCAAACTGGCAATACGCTGCTTAATAAACTCCTTATCACCCTTCCTGTCAGACAGGTTGTGTGCATCCCACAGCTGAGACACTCTCTCGTTGATCTCATCACTCGCAACCTCTGAACGTACAATCACAGTGCTATCTCTACCAACAATTACCTTGTCTGCTTTACCCAAATCCTCAATATCAATCAAGCTCAAGTCATCACCCGTACTCTCTGAGAAGTACTTGGCCCCCACAGCCAACGCGATATCACTCATCAGCTCATTTCTCTTGTACCCAAACTGAGGAGGTATAATATTACACAGCTTTAGGTTATTCTGCACCACATTGGCGGCCAACGTGTTGATAACGTTCTGACTACACGTCCCAATAATCAATAACTTCTTCTGCTGCTGAATAATCGGCTTCAAAACCTTCTCAATCGACAATATATTACTAATCTCCTGATCCGTAACCAGCACCAACACATCATCCAAGATGCACTCATCCTTCTTATGGTTATTAACAAACATGTTAGACGTATATCCCCTATCAATCTTAATACCGTTGGTCACACTCGTGTAAGTCTCCGATGTCTGTGAGTCCTCAATGGTCACAATACCATCCTTACCTACCTGCTCATACGTATTAGCTATAATACTACCAAGCTCAGAGTCATTATTCGCCGATATAGACGCCACATTCTTCAATGTCTTGCCGCTAACCTTCTTAGACCTCTTCTCCAACCTACCAACTATCACATCAGTGATGTCGTTCATATGTCTGATAACCTCTGTTACGTTGTGCTTGTCATTCAACAGCTCCTGTCCCTGCAATACAATAGCTTCTGCTAGCACGATAGAGGTTGTGGTCCCATCGCCTGCACTAGTAGCTGTACGGTCAGCTGCTTCACGCATAATCTTAACCGCAAGATTTTCAACTGGGTCAAGTAAAGAAATTGATTTACAAACTGTAATTCCATCTTTTGTAATTGTTATTCCATGAGTATGATTAGGGCTCTCAATTAAGACAGTTTTTCCTCTAGGACCTAATGTACTTTTAACAGCTTTGGACATTGTGGTAATTCCATTTATTAATTTACCTCTTGCCTCTTCATCAAATATGATGTCTTTTGGATTCATTATGTTTATATTTAATTAGGGACAAATATACAACTTTTTTTAATGTGTTATATATAACTCATATATAGTCTAAACGATGGAAATATCATACGTTATGTACAATATATTGGCTTAGTGAATGATATAAACGACAAAAGCCAAACAATTACGCTTGGCTTTTTTCTATAGTATTTCATTGTCCACGACGTAGTCTATGATGAACTATTCAAATATAATGTCATTCATTACTTCTTCTTCATGATTATATTATGATGCAAAGGACCTTGCTTCATAGCATCTGCCATAACCATAGCGTTAGCCATTCGCATCGTCTTCTTAACTTCTTTCTGAGCCTTAGCAGCTCTTACTATCTTCGTGATACCAATCGTTTGATCTGGCATCGGGTTGTTTATACTACTCTTCATAGTTATTTATTTTTGTTATTTTTATATCCGTTTGCAGCAAAATCTTTTGCTTCTTTTTCAGTTTTAAAAGGACCGTACCTTTCTTTTCTTGCTACAGCAGTATCTGCAAATGCAAAAGACTTTTCAGGACTCTCATACCAATCCTTTGGATCACGAGACGAGGTTCCTTTTCTATCCTTTGGATATACAGTAGGTGCAGCATAATACTTTCCGTCTGATTCATAAGAAGCCATCTTATGAGTTGAAATGGTTTTGTCAGAATTTTGTCTGTACTCTCCATTATTCAATCTCTTTACAATTACAGACTTTGGATCAACAAATCCTGGATCATTTGTAGAAGCTAATGGAGTATCTTTCCGTACTTGTTTTTTTATCTTTAAACCTCTCATCTTTTTTTCCGCAAAGTTACAACTTTAATTCATTTATCCATCTAACATGTACACTTATAAATAATAAGTAAAGTATAAACTCTCCATAGTCATACTCCTCATCAATATTATATAATGCCCATCCTAAAACTAAACCTAACCTTAATCTGTTTTGTATCTCTATTTCCATACGCAAAGATATAAAAAAATATGTTAGAGTATTTTACTTCCTTTCATCCAGTTATCTTTAGCCCATAACGGCTGTAAGTTTGTGTAATGGTTTAATCTTATAACATCTTCTTCTGTTTTAGCTGATGATATTGGAATAATATGATCTATGTGCCATTTTCCATAATTATCTAAAGACATTCCATATGTAAATTTATTCTCTAAGTATAGCTGAAATTCTTTAATACTACATCCAAGAATATTTTCTGTGTTAGTATTTTTTTTAAAACTATCATTACATTTTTTAAATGACTTATAAATTAAAGATCTTGTGTTTTTACTAAATTTATATAAAGGATCATCTATTCTTCTTTGTTTAGCTAAAACTACTTTTCTTTTGTAAGACTTATATCTATTATTTTTTTCGTATTGCTTAATTTTATCTAAATTATTTGATCTATATTCTTTAGCGTATTGTTTTTTAAGTTCTTTATTGTCTAAATAGTATTGTTTTCTTTTTTCAATACTATCGTCGTTGTATTTTTTATTTATTTCTTTTCTACAACTAGCACAATTAGATCCTAATCCACTTTTTATTTTTAAGTTAATATTAAATTCAGATAACTCTTTTAAAGTACTACACCTTTTGCATATTTTCATAAAGTAAAAACCAGCACGTCAACAGGTAGTCGTCTGTATCAATGCTGGAATTTGTATATATTTTTAATTGTAGCGACTACTCTACAATGCAAAGATACAAAAATTTTATTAGAAATTCATAGTAGTTGGGTTATAGGTGGATTTGCGAAAAAGTTGCGCGAAAAGAAACCTATCTTTTTCAGAGGGGTGGGGTACCTATTCCCAAAATCCCACTCAGATTTTTTGGCTTTTTGCCACGCCTTAGGGACGACCTCATCATCACGGCCATACATCACACACGTGCCCACTTGTAGTCGTTTGTTGTCGGCTAGGCTAGCCGTAAAAAACCCCACGTATCAGGCGGGGTTGGTTGGTCTATGTGGTACGTCTGTCTTCCTTGTACTTGTCGATCACATCTCTATATGTGAACTCCTTAGGATCAATAACCTTTGGTACTTTGTTAGATAACCTATACAGTCGCGCCTTCTCATTTATTACGTCCTTGTTTTTGTGTCGGTACGTCTTGCGGTACTCGTTGGCCTTGTCCTTCTCAAGTTGCAAGGCGTTAGCCCTCGACTCATTACGTTGGTTCTCCCGCATTAAAAAGTTGAGGTAAACACTTTCGCACTCAAAACAATTATCAACGCGTCCTCGCGTCAAAAACTCGTTCTCTTGAAACTCCCTAGTTTCTTTTTCAATCTTACATTTTAAACAAATCATAATATTATAAATTAAAAATACCCACCAATTATATTGTAACGCCTTCGACCTCGTTACTCAAATTAATGGGCTAATGTTTTTTAGTTGCAATTATCGAAGGGCAACTTTTGAAGTACAAAGATACAATATATTATTTTAGTGTCGTTTATTATATATTGGTGTCGACGTTGTGACGATTTTACGACGAAAATAAAACACATAAACCCAATGAATATAATACTTAACGTAAATTAGTGTCGAGGTGTCGTTTTTATAGTCAATACTAGCTCTATATACATCTCCCCTTTTTAAATTCTTTTTTTTTTCTCATAATCATAAAAAAAATCAGAATGAAATGATAAAATCCTTCTTAGCCCTTTGGTATCAAGACTTAAGACCATGACAAACTTTTTTAAAAACGACACTAGAGCGACACTAATTTAAAATAATCGACACCAATTCAATGTTTATAGGACTTCCCGCGTCACCGATATGTTTTGGTATCTATTTTATTGGTATTTTGATTTTAAGGCACAAACTCGACGTTTTAATATTGGTATACGTTTGATATTGTTTTATTGGTTTAAATGCACCTTAAAATCGATTTTAGACAGTCTTAGGGGCTGTCTTACCCCCGCACCCCTCAAAACCCCTCAATATTATTATAATATAGACTAGATCACTTCAATAAACCCTTATATATATACCAATACTAAATTATTCTAAAGTAGCTACACATTACACCTATTGATAATCAAGCAGTTAGAAATAATACTGTTAAAGTTATGTTAAAAATTAGGATTGTATTTGATATTCGCCGTATGTTTGCAGTGTTGAAATCGAGACCACAGATTTAAAAAGTGGCGGAAGTGGAAGACACTATAAAGCGGGTAAGTCTACTCAGGTATAAAAACCGAAGACCACGAGCTACTTAAATAGAGATAGACGTGTAAAGTGTACATGGATGCGTTATCCATGCTGATGAGCTACAGAATAGCGAAACACTAACAACATATTAATATGGATAACATTTTAATGACTAAGAGTCAAAAAGATCTATATAATTTTTATAAGGATCGAACTGATAAATTCGACAACATTTTAAATGTAAGCAAATCCGATGAGGGAATTGTAAGAATAGAGACGAATGAATTTATTTATTATATAGGTAAGCTAGGGGGCTTATCTTCACAACTTAAAACATATTAAGATGAAGAAAGTAATTAAAAAACACGCTGGATACTACCTGATTTATATTGATAAAGTATTTGTAGGTAGCGTTGATAGATTAGAAAATGGAGAATGGGTTTGTTATGATGAGCATGACAGAGCCTTTGAAATGTGCAATACAAAGAGATACGCACTAACACAATATTAAGATGACAACACTAACACAAAAGGACATCCTTAGAATGACTAAACAAGAACGCAAAGAAACGCTAGACCATTACGAGGACTTATGTTGCAATACTGACTATATTACAAACGATATAGAGTATAGCATCTACGCAAGAAACGTTGAAATATTAATATCAAAAATAAAATACAATGAGTACTAACAAAGAAATTTTATATAGTATAGACGGGCACCCAATTAACCCCAAACTATACGGACATTGGAATAAGTTAACACAGAGTGAAAAGAACATTTTATATTCTAAATACATTTTTTTATGCGAGCAAGAGAGATAGAATACACAACCTACACACAAGTGTACAAGGGCACGGAAAGGACTATATACCGTGCCAACGTTGGCAATGCCACGATAGAGGCGGGAAGTTTAGAACGCCTCACAGAACTAGTAGTAAACCATAAGGACATAACCCAAGGAACATTTAAATGAAGACAACAACGACAATAATCGGACTAATTTTATTAATATTAACATATGCTTATTGCATAGTAAACTCATAACAACATGGGCAGAATTAAATTTACAATCTTAGTAACGGTTCTAGTAATAATCTTAAATAATTTATAGTGATGGAATTTAAAAACACATACAACAGTAGCAGGTCAGGGTTTAGTCACACGTCGGAACTATACGATGACAACGGAATTTTAATAGCAACGGCTAAATGTAATTACATCAACCGAACCTGGGAGGTTTATACGTTTCAGTCTTCAAAGCGTCAGGCAGTCGCCAAGGCTATAGACAACGAGATTAAGACAATAAAGCACCAAAGCGGTATTAAGAGACTAACGAAAGAAAAACAAGCCCAGATAGAGGCTTATTCTAGTATTATCCAACAATTAAAAACTTTATATAAAACATTATAATGATAACAGTAAACATCGGATTAAACAATAACGCGGTAGAGAACATTTATCAATACTTCATGGAGCACAAAGGCTACAAGGTAGTGAGTTTTAAAATAGAGAACGGAGAATATAACGGAGTACCCGAACCAACGGCAGTTTTAGAACTGTCAACGGACTATAAACTTGCATCTAAGGTAATATCTGACTTTGAAAAGATAAGTACTGTAATGACACAGACTTGTATCGCTATAAGTAGTGATGAGTTTGACATGTTGGTTTATAGCCCAAACTTCACAGGACAACGACAAAAATTTAACAATAAATATTTTATATGAAAGCAACAATAGAAGTTACAAGAGGTAGTTACGGATTCGGTCACGAGTGGACTTTAATAGTAAGTACAAATACTAAACACAATAGATTGTATTTAGGTCAGGACTCAAAGTTTTGCAACAGAGTCTTAGGAATGGAGCCTTCAGAGGTAGTCTTCAGGATTGGCACGAGGGAAATAGACAACGGCACGCGAGGTAACAAGGTGTTGGCCAAGTTTATATGTGGTAGGTTAGGACTAAACGGAAGGAATATTAATAAGATAAAACAATGGGAGTTATGCGCGCAATGATATACGACGATCAGTACTTTAGAATGAATATTGCTAAGGGAAGAGACTTCATGTTAAACTCAGAGTACTATGGTTATAGTGTAAAAATGGACGGTAAAACGTTTAAGTATAATCATAACTTTAAAAGAATATGGAAATAACAATTAACGTAATAGAGAAGTCATGCGAACTAGCACATAAGGACTTGCTCCTTATGGTAGACAATGACGAGTGGAAACTATACACTACGGACGACAACGGAGACTTAAGGTATCGAGATAATTACAGACATATTTTTAACGACTTGTACGATGAGTACTATAAATTTTTAAGCGATGAGCAGATTTAATGATTACACAACATTTATGGAAGAGGCATTGGACTATTGGTATCAGGAGCTGCCGTACCATAAACTACAGAGAATATATGCAACAGATAGCATAACAATGGAATTACAACAATCATGGTATGTGCTAACGTATCACCAAAAAAATAAGATATATGAAGACAGAATATATAAAGATGCGAAATAGTGGGCAGTACCGTTTGGAATGGTTCCACGAGTACTACAATAGTCTAAAGCCAAACATTGATATAAACAACTTTTCAATGGTTTTCAATATGGGAAATCTAGATATTGTTCTAGAGCACCTCGATAAGCAATTTCAACTAACAACATTAATAGATAACAACGGTAAATTTATAAAGATATTATGATACAAGAAACATTAGAGAAAGCAACTGAAAGAATTTGCATTTGCGAAAGAGATATTACATTATTTCAAATTGGTGCTAAATGGCAAGAAGAAAATAGTTATAATGAAGATGATTTAGAAGAAGCCTTTAAAAGTGGATTTACTAATTGCTACAATAACAACAATTTAACTTTCGGAGAATGGTTTGAACAATTTAAAAAGAAATAATATGAAAATTTTAAACGGACGTTGGACAACCCAATACGGTGATCCAATAACAACCCCAGAGCAACAACAACAATTCACGGACAGTCTAAACCGAGTAAAACTTTTCTCGCAAGGTAGAAGGCTGACACACAGAAAGATAGAGGTTCTGTTTAAGATTTTAGATACGAATGCGGTAACAGATCACGCATTGACTAAATTATTAGAAATGAATAACAACGACATTAAAAAACTATTCTGATGATTACACTATACGACAGAAAAATGACAGGTACTCAGTTTGACTTGAGTACAAAGAACGACTGGTTTAAGGACGAATTTATTGCAATTATAAAGTGGGATAAGGTCATATTTAAACGGCCAACTGTGGACACCACGGTTAAAATAAGGAAAGCCTCAAAGATCCACAACACGTGGAAGTTTTCGTTATCGATCAACAACACCACATGTGGCAAGTACGACATCGAGGAACAGGACGACAACCTGATTATATATCTATGAAACCTTCAGAAGTCAAAAGCATTCGATTACAGACACGAGTTTCACAAAGTGATATAAATATACTAGGAGGAAGAGATAACGTCTTAAAACTATTAAAAGCAATAGTAAGAATGAATTTAGAAAACAAATTAGATTTAATAAAACAATATGAAAAACAAAAAGCAAATTATGAAACAGACAGCAGTAGAATGGTTAGAAGAAAAACTTATTGATGCAGGTTTGCAATTTACAAAAGGAGAAGCTCTTGAAATTAAACAAGCCAAAGAAATGGAAAAGCAACAGATAATTGATGCTAATTGGGAAGCAAGTGAAGATACAGAAAGAGCAGAGGAATATTATTTTAACACTTTCCAAAAACCATATTACGGAATTGTTGCAGAAGAATTATGGAAACACTTCAATCCTAATAGTAATAGAACTTGTCCAAATTCATTGTATATTTCAACAGAAAAAAATTATATAGAATGGCAAAATGCCGAAACTACTTTAAATTTATTTGAGTGGTGTATTAAGTTTAAAAACAAATAAGTTATGAAACAGATAAACGAAAAAGGAAATACTAGTAATTATGAAGGGAATTTACAACAACTTAGACATTCAAAATTACTATCAGAAAATGATATTGACTTTTTATTAGATACAGATGGTGATTTGATAAAAGAAAGAAGTTATAGTGAGAGAGATTTAAGAGAATCTTTTAAACAATCAAGACAATGTAAAATTTTTGAAAAAGATATGCCACCTGTGTATAATGACTTTGAGGAATGGTTTGAACAATTTAAAAATAAATAATATTATGAAAACAATAACAAAATCAGTAATTAAATTATCGGAAATTCCAGAAAAATTACAAGAAATATTTAAAGGTCATAAAATACACACTTATGCAGAGTTTCATATCGATGACTCAGAGAAAGACGATTTAAGTTTGTGGTTAATAGAAAAATATCCTACAATAAAAAGAAAAATTAGCTTTTTAATTCATATAGATAAATAATATTATGAAACAAACAGCAGTAGAAATATTAAGAACTACAATTTCAAGTTATGAGAATACGGGAATAGACATTG